AGATAAGTACGTGTTGATTACCGTACTTTCTTCATCTGCGGAAAGATTGTTCATTCGGTACTCAAGAATCATGTACCATTTGTAATACCTGTAACCAAAGGATGGCGGAGACGCAGTCACACCATTACCAAAAACTGGAAATCCGCAGTGGCGTCTAATGTCTATTTTTTGCTGATCAGTAAACGCCATTGCAAATAATCCTATCTATTCATCTTTGTTTTTTTTCTTCTTGAAAGACTCAACCACCTGCTCTACATCCTTTACAACTGTTGACGCAGCGGAGACAGCCTCTTCAACATGCTCTACATACAACCTAATTGGAGCCGACTTTTCTAACAGCTCCAATATGGTTTTTTCGCATGAAACAATGTTCCCAGCTTTCCATCTTTTCCCAAATTGTTGGATTGCATGCACCGGGAGATTGTGAATCTCGATAAAGTCTTTCAAAAAAACTGCTATTTTTTGTAAACTCATTTTATGCAGTCTCGATAATGACAGCTCGTTTGTAGTCGGAATTTGTAGCTGTTCCAATAACTGCGGGAGTTGTCAAAGAATCAGTTGGAGCTGTGAACCCACCAATGTATGAAGCTGTCTGGGTTACAATTTGTCCCAAGCGATCGATAGGAGGACGCACGTACATATAGCTACCGCCGGAAGCAGAACGCTCGCTCATAACGCCCCATGCTGGATCGTTCACGAAGCCCGTGTCTTCTTCATATTTACCAAGCTTTGCATTTTCACGAACTGCGTTTAGGCCAGTTGTAAATACGCTTTCAACTAAACAGTCTTGGCCACAAACGATTGGGCGGTGAACGGTTACAGCGGGGGGCAATGTTCCTGCGGGTGCTTGAACGTAAGCTTGCGTGCTTTGGAAAAACATTACATCAAGAGCCTGACTTACATATGCAGTTTTGTAAGGAGTGTTTTCTAAACCTTGACCGCGATATAACAACTGGAATGCTGGGTCTCTAAAGATTTGGCCCATAGTGGTAGGATCAACGATGCAATGGTAACGGCCAGTATCTTCAAATGTGTGTACGTTGTTGTTTCTGAGCGTAGTAACTGCTTCGAGCAATACGTCTAAAGTAAATAGATCGGTTGTCACTAAATTGCGAGTGGATAGGCGGCCGTTTGGACGAATGATCACAGAAGAATTTTCTGCATGGATATAATTTCCAGCAGTACCATCAACAACAGGAACTAGAGTAGTAAATGTTAATACTCCAGAAATACCACCCGTAATTGCAGCTGAAGAAACGTTAACCAGGTCAGCAGCAGCTCCGCTAACAACTAAAGGAACGCCGTTAATTACAACATCCAAAAGATTTGCAGGTGAAACAGGCTGGAATACGCCGTTTACCATCTTAAATTGAAAACCTCGGATATCATCAACCTGAACGGTTAATGATGGAGCACCCAATGTTACTGTAACGAATGTTTGACCACCCATGTAAGCATTGAAAAGGGTCCTTTGAGCAAGAGAATCAATTGCAGTACCTTGCGCAACACCTAAATTTTTAGCATTTCTGATATAGAAACTTGCGATGGTTCTTTCATCATCCATCAAATTAACTGGATATGAAGTTTGAGCATATTGAAGAACGCTTAAGGTATATTGTTCTGTACCGTAAACAGTTGGCGTTAAGCCGTTATCAATATTTGTATTTGTGGTTGGGTCAAGCGGGGTTGTGTTTGGAACCATCAACGCTGGTCGAGTTTTAGTTAAACTCTCACCAATACGCGCAGGGAAATCTTCCTGTTTAGCAGTATGTCGATAGGCGAGCACAGGCTGTAAAGACTCCTGAAATGCTCTTTCTAGAAAATCTTGTTGAATTGCGTTTGTATTTACTGCTGGAAAAGGACCAAAGGTCATTTGAATAGTCTCCGTTAAAGTTATTTGTATATAACCCTACCGAAGACCACTTCAGAGGATGATCAATTCCGTAGTACCACTACAGAAATGAGCATTTTTTTGATTTTATTGTTTAAGCGCCGAATTGCTTCATTTTGCTTTTAAATTCTTCTGATGATAAACCCCAAACAGAAGTTTTTACTGGTGGAACATTTGAAACCAGGGGAGCATTAGTAGATGAGCTTGTTTTCTTTGGTTCTGCAAAATAAGCAGGCTTTAAACCTTTAAACTCATTCACTACCTCATCAATACCGACTGGATCGCCAGACTGATCAATCGATATTTTATCTTTATTTATTAGCTTGATCAGGTCTAAATCTGTTAACCCAGCATTAACAGCAGAAGCTTTAAGTTCAGCGTCTATTCTTTTCTGTATAGCCGCTTCTCTTTGTTTCTCAACTGCGCTGATTTTTTCAGATACTTCTCTCGACCTTCTTTCTTCTGAAGCTTTCAATGATTCAAGCTCAGAAACTGCTTCTTTATATCTAGCACGCCACTTAATGTCTTTATTACTCATTTGAGACAAGTCATTTTTTTCGGGCTGAATTTCAACCTGCTTATCTACAATCAATTCTTCAGACATATTTAATCCTCTTGATGATCCACATCTGCACTCGCGACAGTACCACTGTCGCTTTGTGCGCTTAAGTTATAATTACCATCATGTAATATATCTGTCAACTCTTTTTGTATGTCAGTGATATTGTATTTTTCAGCGATAGAAGAAATTGCTGTCTCTCTGCTAATAACACCTGATTGCATATTTGTTGCGATTGCTTGAGATTCTTGAAGATTGTCAGACATAGTTGACGGGTACCACTCGGGCCAATCTAATATCATGCTATGCATTGCTTTCTTTAAATCACCATAAGCGCCGTATATGTCAGATATCTCTACTTGGTTGCTTTCACAAATAGCAAATACCAATTTGTATATTTCTAGCAATCCATTATTTCCATAACTGAGTCTTAATTCATCAGCTAATGAGATTAGCGGAGAGTTAAGCATCTGAAGTGCTTTACCGCTGTGCAAAGCATTCATTTTATTGGGACTTGACCTATTACCCCTTGATGCTTCTATAGCAAACTCTCTTAATGTTTTAACGTAATCAATGACAGACTTGGTGCTTTGCCCGTTCATTTCTAGCAAGAACGCGTCACCATTTTCTCCAAGCTTTAAAGCGCCTTGCCCTTTAATCAAAATCTGACCATCAATAGCGGAAGGGTCTTTAATAACAAGCGTGGGATCAGAGTTGTATCTCAATAGCCTTGCTAACTGACTCAGCTGATAGTCTGTCTCTACACACATGTCGAGCACACTTCCGAATGTGCATTCACCATCTATTTCCGAATCAACAGTTGGCAAATTCTTTATCCATACTGCTGGAACAAAACCAAAGTTATGAGTAGATGATTTTTCAGTGTCTTCAACAAGCCCAACTTCCCAATCTTTCTTGTCTTCCGCCATCTTATAAAATATTTCTTGGGTTTTTGTTAACTTCCTAACCATCCAAAATATTTTTGATTTGTTCAGATCTGTTGGCTCTAAATCTTCACCACTATTAATAAGTGTCGCGCCAGTAACTTTCACCTTCTCTGTGAGTGATTCTAAGCAATGCGGATTTAATTTATCAAAGACAGGAAAAACATTTAAAGTGTTCAGAACGTCGAAATGAAACTTTGAATTCAATACCTTGGCAATAACGCAAACGCTACCCAAAGAACCAATCTTTGCAGCACACATCATTGCATTCTTAATATTTGAAACCCTATTGATAGACTGGATGAAGTTTTCAGTATCTTCATCGTCACATCTCATCACCGGGAAATGACTATTACCAAACAACATTCCCACAGAATCGTTAACAATGATGCGTGGAATTGGGTATATAACGCACGGACGTCTTTTATTCAGCGGGATATATTTATTGCTAGCATATTCAGTATTCCATGGCGATAAAGCATCATATATTTGCCCATAATAGAACAAATTATATATGTATAACTTGACCTGCCTAGCATCCCACTCTTTGTTTGTTTTTATTCTAAAACGCTGGCACATCATGTCTAAAAACGAATTTCCGCATGAGCTAGAACCACCAACTTGAAATGGTAAAAAATCTTCCGCACTATCCATCTAATTTATTCTCGATTCGTTATTCTCTACGCAAAAACTCTTATCGCCTATTTTCAACACATTAAATGTTGACGATACAAAGTAACTCACATCTTGAAATGATATTGCATAAATATCATCCCCCGAAATTGCACACGTTAGCATTTCATTACTAAATATTTGATCCTCTGAAAACTGATCCAGCACTTCATCAAACAATCGCTTGTTAACTTGTTTTAGCATGGTTTTTTGAAGTCCACCCAGTCGTTACACTTTAAACACGTGATCATGATTCTATTCTTTTCTCTGTTCAATGCTGATGTTTTCGCAGTAGACGAACATTTTGCACACTTACGCATAATTTGCTCATTGATCTGCTCTTTGGTCAAATGACTGAAGTCAAATTTGGAACTCTGCTTATCGACAATAAGCGCATTATTACAAGCAAAACCCTGCTTCATTTTTTCGAGCTTCATTATTTTTAGCGCTAATTTAAATGCTTTGAAAAAGTTCATTAATTCAACCTATTTTTCTTTTTGCCAAGTATCTTATTAGCCTTAGCTCTTATTTTGTTAGCAGATGACTCGCTAAGCTTACCCTTATCAACCATCTGAGTAGCACGCGCCTTAGCATTTGCTGCGTGAGATTTATCAGGCATAGGATATTTTCGTTCTCCGGGCAATCCAAAGTCTGATTTAGGTAATTTATTTCTGACTGATGATTTTAATTTAGCCATATTTCTTCCTAAACGCCGCTAACAGTTACTTTGAAATTACCGTCTTCAAATGCTACAGACGCAATCACACCATCTGGCACGAAAGATTTATTCAAATGATCTTGGACAACACTCAAAACCAAATCTTGAGCTATATTAAAAGTAGCATTATCGTTTGGCTGACCAATAATTTTACCAAGCGCACTTCCAATAGTTTCTTCTAGTTGCTGCATCATAGAATTTGTTTTTTCTTGCATTTCTTCCATAATCTTACCTTCCCATAATATTAATATTGCTGTTAAACGACGATGCGCTCTTCAGGAATATCTCAGCAAGCGCTTGAGTAGTGCTGTCTACAATATCATCATGAGCAGCGCGTGGGAATGTCTCTATCTCTGCTTTATATGACTCTAACCAATTTGCATCTCTCATCAAAAATACGCGCCCCGATTCGATAAACGGAGATACTGCGTGCATTCGGCTTTCTTTATCAGCACTCACTTTCACAGCTTTTATTGGAAAATTGCTGTAACGCTTCAAACTCTGCAATAAGCTTTGCCCGCTCGCTTTATCTTCAACCAATATTTTAGAAGGTCTATATAAGTCGTAGAGCTCTTTTACTTTAATGAGAAGCGCTGGGAAGTCCATCTTAGCTTTAAAAGTATTTATCAGATAAGCACCAGTGTTGTTAACACCCCAGGTCGTGCATGCACTGTAATCGTTATCCTGGCCTTCTTTAAAAGCTGTGTCCCAAGATTGTAAAGTGTAGTTAAACGCAGGTGCCGTTATTCGATGATTAGAGTCATAAACTGGGTCAAAGTAGCACCACCATTCTGATTTGATTATACCGCCGCCGCGTGGCGCTGGGCGTTGCTGTAATTGTCCAGCAGTACCGTACGTTCCTAATGATTTCTTATAGTCATCAACAACAGATTGTGGAAAACGTTCGGGAAATAATAGCTCACCGTCTTCTTTTCTCGGGTCAGAAAACCCTATAGATGTAGTACATCTGCGCGATTTCTCAAATTCCATCGGTAACATCACATGCTCATAACCAAGGTTTTTTGACAGAGCAATACCGCTCGTATCTCTGTCATTCAAACGCTGCATGATGATGATAATTGCTGAATTTTTAGGACTAATTAAACGCGTTGGTACTGTTTCACAAAACCATTCTTCTCTAGTATCTAATATTCGTGAAGACCGTGCGTCATCAACAGAAAGTGGGTCGTCTATAATAAGACGATCACCTCTACTGCCAGTTAAGCTATCAGACGCACATGCTTCTCTAAATCCGAGCATTGTGTTCTCGAATTTACCTTTTGCATTTTGATCTTTTGTGATTTTGATTTGTGGATATTTTGAATTGTACCAATCACTACAGACTAAGCGTCGCATCTTGTTGTTATCACGCAATGCAAGCGCTTCTTTATGACATGTGCTGATGTATCTATTAGCACCTAAATCTTCAGAACCCCACTCCCACGCTGGCCAAAACACACATGTGAGCAGGCTTTTCATTGTGCCCGGCGGCACGTTGATCAGCAAACGCTTGATCTGACCATTCGTTACAGCTGTTAAGTGCTCGCAAATAGCGTCTATATGCCAGCCATGCACATATTCCGCACCACACTCTACTGTATCCCAACCTTCTCTTATAAATTGATTCAGCGTGATCTTATTCTCTTCTCTGCGCTTAATTTCATCGAGATATAAAGAGAGTTGTTTGCGTTTTTGATGCGATAAAAGTTCTAGATCGAAATCATCGATATTTGAATCAATCATCGTCTAGTCTTTCTTCTTACTGCATTCTTTCAGCAAAGCACGTGCATTATTTTTCAGTTCATTAGTCGTCAAACCTGTCGCTGTCATCAAACTACCTTCAACTTTAATTTGAGCATTATTTCTATAGCGTTCGTGACGATAGCTTAAGATTTTTTGTATCGTTGCGATCTTCATATTATCGCGCTGAATTTTTCCAGAATTTACACAAGTCAATTTACCGTTAAAGAAAAAATCATTTGAATCATCGCTCGCTATATCAAGCATAGAATCTTCAAACACCTTGCACTGTTTCTCTTTAGCATGCGTTACAGATTCGTAAAAATCTTCTCTGCTGTGAAGCCATCTATAGTATGTGTCAGCATCTGGAAAATCAGGATTTTCAGAAATCATTTTGGCAATAGGTTTTGATGTGGTCTCTATTGCTCTACAAATCTTATCTGCAAGCTCTTTTGTATACTTTGTCGGTCTTCCTTTATTCCTCTTTTTCTCATCATTTTGCATAATTATTCACTTTTGTATGATTTATATAGCATATTTCATATATCACAATGAACATTCACCCGTCAACAAATTTAATTTCACTATTTCGTAAAATAAATTGCACAAAGTAGTTGCATCTTGAATATTCAAGTTGTAACATACCCTCACTGATTCACAACAACGAAACAAAAAAAGGAGAACTAAAATGCAATTTTTCAAATCAGAAAAAAGAAAAGAACCTAAAGAAATTGCAGAATATCTTTTTTTTATATTGGGTTCTGGCACATCAAAAGAATCTTTGGATTTAATTGACAGAATGAGCTCAGAAGAATTGAGCAGTCCTTACAAATTAAAAATTCCAAAGAATTGCACATTAGGAGCGTCTGTAAATCAAACAATAGGCACGCAATGTCTCATTCAATTATTCGACCCACTCAATGGCTGGATGCGCGACTATAGAAAACGTCCCGACATCTTGAAAATAACAGCAAAGTTAATGCAAAAAGGTTTATGTATTGACGGTATTGCTTTCTTAGAAATGAATATAGAAAAATACATTCAAAGATTAATCATGAAAGGAACGTATGGTGATGATGATCCGCCAGCTGATCTTAGCAAAGAAATAGTTAAAACATTCATTGAAAATGGATATCAATTTTCTTATCCTGACGAACTCTATGCGAGTTATGCAGCAGAACTAACAGCACCGATAATCGCTACTATCGAAGATAAAACAAAACTTACTAAGCGGCTGTTAAAAATAGTGACTGGATATTACACGGATGGCATATTGCACAATCGATTTTTTGATTCACAACGAAAAGCCGACAACATTTTAAAGGCATCAGCAGAAGAAATCATTACACCAGCAAACCCATAATTTTAAAACGAGAACTAAAATGGATAAATCAAAAATAGAGGTCAGGATTTTAGACAATTTAATCGGTTATTGCTCAGCAGAACAGTTCGACATCGAGTCAGTTCAATATCTTGATTTTGTTCCGCTTAAATCAGTTGATTTAAAAAGAGGACATTTATCATACATCCCTTTCACTGGAGAAATAGATATTTATAATGAGGATGGGGAATGCCTTCAAAGTACTGCTCTTAAGATGACAGATTTTTTAATTAAACAAAGTAATTAATATGATGAACGTACATAACAAATCGAAATCAATTTCTCAAATAGCTTTAGAAACATTAGATGAACCAAAGAAAAAGAAATCTTCAAAGAAAGTTGTCAAAAAAGTTACAGCCAAGAAATCTACAACTAAGAAAGTTACGACTAAGAAAGCTAAAGTTAAAAAAACTGATCAGAGCACAAGAACTCGATCTGCAAAAGCGGATGATCTTTTGAAGAAAATAATGGATGGACCAACGTTCAACATACCCAAAGAAATGTTTACTGAATGCTTATTCAGAAGAGACTTTGGTCAGTATATCGCATGCGAGATGACCAGACTTTATAGAGAATGGGCTACTAACAATCTATTGAAAGACCTTAAGATTTTAATAATTGAACTACAGGACAAACAAAATGAACAATGAATCAAATCAATCAATAATGATTATTATTTTAAGCATACTGCTATTTATTTTTAGCACACTTTCAATAAAAGACACTATAGAGCAAAAAATAAATAAAAATTCAGAATGTATTTTAAAATCCGAATAAAAATAAAATGACTGCTAACATCTACGCTGTCTACATCACACGAGAATCACTTAAATCAGTAAACTACGCAGCATATGCATCAACATCAAATTCGTTCTGCATAGATGTAGTTAATAAAGAGCGGGACGCAACAGAGCTCATTAAAAGACTTAAAAGCGTTCTGCATGAATGTAAGTTCTACAAACTAAAACTGAGGTGTTTATGAGTTGTTGTGAAAACAAAAATCTTCTTGAAGGTCTAATTGAAGACCTTGAAAGAAAACTCAAGCATTTAGAATATGAAGAGATGCTAAAAAGAGATAAAAATTATTCGAGAGATGCTGAAGATTACATGTCGTATCTGAAAGGTAAAATTCACACATTGGTGCATGTTATAAAATTAGCAAAATTTTTAAATAATGACTAAAACTGGAGTTTTTATGAATACTGAAAGAGAAATAGTTTTAATGCTCATAAAAAGAAAAAGAAGAAATAAAAAATTATTAAGAGAAGCAATAAAAATGAAAGATGAATCCCCTTCCCCGGGTTTAGAAACATATATATACGCGAGGGATGCTGCTTACAGTGAATCACACAACGTATCAGAATTTGCCAGACGAATTTTATACGGTTATGACGAAGATAAAAAAATTTTTACTAACTTCCCAAACAAATAAAAAAACGCAATAAATTGGAGATTTAAATGAATCTAGAACTCATTAAACAGATAGTGAACTCTAAATGTATGGATGACACGATTAAGATAAGAAGGATTTTAGAAATTGTAATGAAGTAAAAAAAATCTATAACAATAGAAAAGAGGTCGCCGGACGAAACAACAAAAGATTAAAGTCGGCTTTGCATTGAATAGGCTAATCATAACGATTAACAAGTTAAGCAACTTAGAACTATGCTTAAATGCCAAATCAAGATCAAAAGCTAAGTCAAAGTCAAAAACTAAGTCAAAGTCAAAAACATCAAGAAGAGTCAAAGGCATGTTATGTACTGAGAAGATGTACATAACACACGCCCCCCTAATCCCCCCTCCGGGGGGACTTTGTAGAGTTAATAAAAACAATTAACTCTACGCTATGTGTAAGTCAAATTATTTAATTCAACTACAAGATCAAATACGTAGAAGATAAAGTCAAAGACATAGCTGCATTATATCAACAAAAAAAACACTGTCAAGACATTTAGATAGTTATTTTGCATTATCATTGTATATCAATGAGTTACGTTAATTAAAATTTGGTTAAAACACTAAAAAGGAGGAAAAATGAACGAAAAAAAATTACAGGAACTTAAAGACGTTCAGCACTTGATTGCTGACGTAATAAAGCACTTAAAGCGCGACAAAACCTATGGCGGTTACTTAGCAACGAGCAATGCCTCGCTAGCGCTACATTTAGTTGATTCTATGCTTGAAGAAATAGAGTGGTGTATGACCATCAAATGCAATTTTTGTGGTGAATTTTTAACAGATGAGTCAATAGAAACCGGCCGAACAAAGCATAGGAAAACAATGCATGGTATTGATGAATATATGTGCGAGAAATGCATTAAAAGAGCTCAGCCCAAAAAATTGGGAATAGATCGAATAGCATTTTCAAAATTAGGCGGGGGATATATTTATGGTGAAGATTAAATGCAGTTTTTGCGGTAAAGACGTGTCATATGAGTCAATTGATTCTGGAAAAGCAGAACATAGGTTTTTTCCGCATTCTACGTCTTATTCTGCACTTACAGATGACTTTATAATAATTCAACGTCAGAGGAATGAATATACGTGCGAGAAATGCACGAAAGAACGTACCGAAGCGCTTAATAAAATGTGCAATTGGGGTGCTAATGGTTAAGATTAAATGCAATTGCGGCACGAAATTCGTTTCTTATGATCAAATAGACGAACATAAGCGTATCCCCAAAATAGATATCTTTCAGCATTTATTTAACTGCTCGGAGCACTTAGTGAACTGCTCTACAATGAAATACGATAAATCATCTCGTAATGAGCGACCACAGTTTTCTCCCGCTGTTATGAAGATTGCTAAAGCTAATCTGAAGAAATATGAAAAAGAGGCTGATGAAGCTTTTTTGGTGAGAGCGGATATCGACAGAAAATTGGATAAATATTAGATAAAAAAATACCCCAACATAGTTTCCTCTATATTGGGGTATGGATGGCAGTTAGGGGCATCCATCTGCCGCCTTCAGGGTAACACGCCTAGTAGGCGGCAATTGGGGTGCTGCAGTCAAAATATATTGCCCCAACTTTTCATCGAGGAAACTTAATGAAAATATTTTATGTACACCTGCATTATAAACAATCTTAGGGCTGTTAGCAAAATAAATATTTTTACCGCCATAGCAGTAATTTTTAACAAAAACATAACTTAAACGCCCTTTAAATAAGCATATATCAGATTATTACTGTCATAGCGGTAATTTAAAGGATAAATAAAAGTACAAATTTATTTAACAAAACACTTGCACTATGAATATTCAAGATGTAATATACATTCATCAACTTAACCAAAGGAGATAACAAAATGATCAATTTTAAAATAGCAGGGCAAGAAGAACAAAAAAAAGTAGAAGCATCATTAGCTATTGATTGTGATGGTGATGTGAATTTATTAATCAATGGAGAATCAATTGCTTACATTTCATCAAAAGATGGCGTTTTACGTAGGTTATCAAATGAAGCTACTGACTTAGAAAGTAGCGGATTATTTTTTGATGAAGATGGATTTATAGAAATTGATTGTTTTCGTCATGTGAAAATCAATGCTGAAAAAATTTCATCAAGGGTCGAAGAAATACAATCTATTGTTAAAGAATTTGAATTTGTAAGAGCATGTCGTGTAGATGAACTATTAGATGAACTATTAGATGAAATAAAAAATATAATATTTGGAGCAAAAAAATGACATTCGAGGCATTCGATAAAAACGGAAAGAGAAATACAAACCTGACCTCATTCGATAACGCTGTTTCTTATCTAGAGAAGGAATTTAAAGGTTTCGATGAGAATTGGTATGTCATTAATGCGTTTAGATGTATGTTTGAGCAAGAAAAAAATGGCGACTCTTTTGCAGACTGTGTAGAAAAAGTCATGATTGAACAAAAATGAGAATAAAAATGAATAAATTTATTAAACCACATGAAGATCATCATTACATGATAAGACTAAAAAGATATAGTGAAGATTCAGATTTTAAAAATTACTATTCTTTTTTAGGAAACGTTATTTCTATCAGTGATTCAGAGATAATTTTTCGTGATGTTAAAAACAATTTTTTTTTCCCTCAAAGAAAATATTGGGCAAAAGTTAAAGTGAATGATATCAAACTGACCGATGAAAATTTGCTATCAGTATCGATAAAAGTACCAAATGGCGAGTACGCAAATTTCGAAGTTGATAGAGATTTAATTTCATCTATCGATGAAGAAACGCTGGCAGAAAGAAATCAGGAGTTTGTTATTCAAAATAATTTATAACCACAATTTAATTTTAATCAACGATACGGAGATTGTTTATGAAAAAGTTACTCAAAAAAGTTGTTATGAACTACAAGTATGCAAAGAAGATAAACTCGCTCACTAATTACCTGCACAATCTTTATATTTCTAACATTGTGTTATGCAAAGATAGTAGTGATTATAAGTGCGGGTATCGGCTGACAATTAATTACTTGAATAAGATTATCCAAAAAAACAATAAGTCTGTTTTCAGGCGCATACATGATTACAAAGAAATGATCCTTGCATTTAAAAACTACTCACATAAAGACATCAGCTATATCTTTCATGAAGAGCCTATGAGTGTTTTGTTCAAGGGAGCCATAGCAGCAAGCGGAGACTTTAGGAAATCAATCGACTTACAAGTTGATGAAGTCAATCAAGATATATTGAAACTATACAAAGCATAAGCGGGAGAATAAAAATGAATGACATGTACTGGACTACATTCTCAGAGCTAAAAAAAGGTATGCTTTCTCTCGTTCCGCGATATATAAGCGAGTTTGATATAGATAAAAACATAGCTGATATACAGCGCTCTCTTATAAAAAATAAGAATTATATGGATGCTCTTTTAGAGAGCAAATATCTATACAAAGAGCTTATAGATAACTGCAAGAACTTTGATTTTATAATGCTAGCAATTGCTAAAAACAATAAGCTATCGCGCAGTTATTTGTCTGAACTTTTTAACAAAGAAGAAGTCGAAGAAAAGAAGTATGCAAAACAATTAAAAAAGAAAATACTAATAAAGGTATTGGAAAAAAAGGGGTGATATGAAATTTCTAACTATTTTTAACGCATCAAAACTATTAAACATCACGCGTCAACACCTGCTACTTAAATGCAAAAAGGGCTACTTTAAGTTGTACAAGTGTAATTGCGAAAAAACATACTTGCTTGATGAAAATGAGGTGAAGAAGTCTGGCTTTAAAAAGCGTCAAACAAAAAAAGGGTAATTAAAATGAAGATTGAAAGATATAAGTATAAAGGACTTGGATTCCCTATTTATTTAGAAAATGTTGATGCTTATAAATTTGATGGGGATATTCATCCTATCATTGACATTAGAACGATATCTGATTGGGCCATAAGATTTCTTATTGTTAAAAATGAAATGCTTACAGGCGATCACATTAGATTTATAAGGAAATATTTTTCTTTTACAGTAATGGAATTTGCTAAAGAGATAAAAGTTCCCGAAGAAACTATAGAGGGATGGGAATTATGCGGAGATTTTCCAACAAATATTTCAACAGTGATGAACATGAAGATTCAAAACTATATTTTTGATCGATTGCTAAAAAAGGATAATTAAAAAGTTTGTTTGCATGCATTGATGCTGAGTATACAAACCTATATCGTTTGTATACTCGGTCGATCACATCGACAGATACTTCTCAATCGCATCTATAGCTTCTTCAGCACCATAAGCAACACATGCTCCATACCCAGCTTCTGAGCATAAAGCTAACCATTCTCGCTGCTCTTTAGATACTGTAGATAGAGACTTATCTCGCCGTTTAAGCTCTATCCATAGCCCATGCTTGCCGCCCGCAGGATATGCTAAGAAGTAGTCGCTGACGCCTTTCTTCTTGCCTTGCGCTTTCAGGCTTTTGCCATTCCGCCAAGATGTCTTAGATTCGTTAGCAATGTGTATTAAGTATTGATTACAAATAGGATTAAGCAAAGACCAATCTTTCAGTGCTTTTCCTTCTTGAGCCTCTAAAGGGCACGGCAGTTTAATTTTCTTAATCTTACGCATAAAGCAACTTGTCAACAATTTGCTTTACAGCAATATCAATATTTACTGTTCTTTTATCATTACAACACAATAAACTTTCTGTGTAGCTTCTATGAGCGACGAGCACGATCAAATCTCGAATATCAATAAATAGCTCAGGATGATTTTTATCTATCAGCTGAACAATGCTTTGTATACATTCTTCGATATCTATAGAACTTTTTGTATTTTCAATTTCCAATGTATTCATTTGATATTTTTGATGTAAGGCGGATTATAAGAATCGTATACGTTATTACCGCCCTTAATATAAGCGTCTTTGCATAACAATTTAATTGTGTACAACATTTGCTCTATAAACTCTTCTTTAGATAGCTCTCTATTCAATCCCCTCGTTATCAAAGATTCTATGTATTGTTTGTCTTCTGCGTTCATTTAATTGTCTTCTGGTTCTTGCCATTTTTCCAAGCATTCCCAAATTTCTTTATTGTCTTCGCCACCCGATACACGCATAGCCTTCAGATCACTTAATCGAATTATTACACATTGTCCGCACTCCCAAGTGTCTCTTATGTTTTCAGTTATCTCATTGCTAGTTGTAGCGTTTCCTTCTTCGTCTAATATTAAATAATTTGTCATTCTAGTTCTCCTTTTTTTGTACTAATAATTTTTTAATATTTCTGAAAGGATTTGATTCATCGCCTGATCCCCAACACTTATCACAAACATCATGCGTCATCGCGCATCCTCCAACTCCATAAAAATATGTCGATGTAGAACTATAAATTTTTATGCCAGACCCATTGCAATCAACGCATATAGAATCATATCTATCATCTAAAAAACGCCATCTGAGGCATCTAGAATACAATTCTTCATCCGAATATCTTTTTTCATCTGTCATATAATTTCACTATTTTTGTCAAGTTTATAAAAATTCCATTATGTGATACTATCTCACCGTTCTGCTACCAATTCAATCAGTCGATTAAAATTTATCAATCGACTTAAAGACGGAGGTTACAGATGAGCGTATACAACTTTCTTCATCTAAGTTTTTTTCATGTTTCTTTAATGCTGCTTGGTGCTCAGCATCCAGTGTTTCCAACATTCGAATCTTTGTTGTCGTATCTGACTTTAAATATTTATGTATAAATATTTCTGATTGGACATAAGACATCACAGGATTTTTGCAAGTCGAAAAACAATTAAAGTGTCCTGATCTCCATTCGCCCGCTTTTTTATTAGAGACAATCCCAGAATGAAATGAGCACATAGACTTTACTGTGTTTGTCGCAGAATCATTGAAATTAAAGTTAACTGGAGACTTTTCACAAATCTCTTCTTCGCACTCTAATAGTTCAATGCGAGTTTTTTTTCTAATTATCATCATTTGACAGGTATCAAAAATCTCTCCCGAAGTTTGTTTGCGATTCTTTTTTGCTAGCTCATAACACTTTAAACTGATTTTTTTTGGAGAAGGCATAGAGTTCTCTTTTTCTATACATTCATTGCAAGCAGCGATAAAAATCTCAATATCATAATTCCCCATAAGTTCTATGCATGCAGAAACCTTATTGAATATATTGTCATCAGTTACATGATAAGAGCTTAGTTTGTTAACCATATCTCTATAAGCGGCTATCACAGCCATACGACTTTCCGCTGCTCTAACTTTCATTGCTCTCTCCTATTTTTGCATTCAACATGTCCAAGATTTTTTCATCTCGTGACTTCTGTTTGATCTCAGGACTTTTAGAAACTGCTAAATAGTTATAGAAGTTCTTAGGACAAAATAAAGTTGACGACCTCAAATAATTAAACATCACAGAGTCATTGCCCCACTCTTTAAATTTTGAATCAATAACCTTCTTGCAATCTTCTATTGTCATATCTGGCTCCTTTAACCTATTTTTTATATGAACCAATTGTGCATCTACAAAGTCAAAGTTTCTTCCCGTCTTCTGTCTCAAATATTCCAAAACCTCGTGCTCAGGAAGAGAAGGATCATATTGTCTTTTATTATTCTTTCGAGTTTTTGGCTGTGGCTTAACGATAATCTTGCATATCTGATGTTTTTTAAATGTCGGGATGATTCCGTATATGTAACCGTCTTCGTCATGCTTCTCTATAAATTGATGAAGCTCTAATTGATCAAGAACAGCAGACATATCTAAATCGTCATAGGGAAGCACATCTAGCTTTAATTGCACGGGTCTCCACAAGAACTTCCCCTCATCATCGCAACAGCAGAACAGACCGGCGAAAGCGACTCGCAGCGGAAGTCCTGATTTTTTCTCCGCTTCAAACAGCTCTTCATGACGAAAAAACTCTCTTTTTATAGTTCTAATCTCACTCATATCAACTTCCTTTGTTGTTGTTAAAGACGATGCAAATTAGCACACATTGTTTAATTTGTGTCAATAAGTTAAATATACAAACAAATGTTTGACATTGTTGTTATTTGTGTTATTCTTGGCTCGGATGTCTCGGCCAAGCGCCATGATCGTCACACATGAGTGGCTCGCAGAGACTCCACTAAATATAAACAGAGAGATAGCAATGAAAATAAATCCAACACTTAATCCAGAGATATTCGACATATTCATAAACTACGCAGATTACTTTTGCGTATTCCATTCTAAGAATAAAGATGTAGAAAGTTTCGAGACTACATTCACTCCGTCAAAAATAAATAACGCAGCTATAGAGTTCTCAAAACTATCTGGCCGTTATGTTAAATCTAAGGCTTTGGTTGGATATTATGAGTTCGTTCACAAGATCGAAAAAGACCCGGAATCTAGAAATAGATATAGAGAAGCACCCAAAAGAAATGCTTACAAAATTTAGGAAATGATATGACAAACAAAGACTACAAATTAAAACTAAGTGAAGGGCCGTTCATGAGAGCTTCTGAGATAGCAAAACTTCTTAACGTATCTATCCCAACGTGGATGAGATGGATTGAGCTAGGGAAAGCCCCTAAGCCTGTTTCTAAGCTTGGAAATAAGACTACAGTTTGGAGCACTCAAGATATTCGTGATTACGTGAACCAAAATTTAAACGGAGAGGATAATTAAAATGTCATTCGTTGAATCTATTCCCAGGTCTTCCAGAAGAACAAACCTGAATAATTTTAGCGTTTACTTCAACCAACCTGTTCCAAATTATCAATACGCAGTCTTATATTTTCCTGAGAAGATTTTAAACTTTTTGGGCTGGTCAACTGAAGAAAAAATAAATATTTACGTTGACGATAAGAATCCAAAAAGATGGAAGATAGTATCTGATTGCAAGAACGGCAAATACAAATTCAGCAAGCTATTAAATAAGTTTAGTGAGCGACTGTATGTAAGGTTTAGATTTGAAGAAATAAAGATGGACGCTGATTACAAGAGCATCAGAGATGTTAAGCATCAAGTTGTTTTGAAAGATTCATCAAAAGATTTGATCGTAGATATTTCACAATAAAGGAGAAATAAAATGTTTAGAAAAGCAGAAAGAAAAAAAGCTAAGTTACGCTTAGCATTATGCGCACCAAGCGGCGCAGGGAAAACATATAGCGCTCTTCTTCTGGCGAAAGGTTTGGGCGGTAAAGTTGTTTTGTTAGACACAGAAAACGGAAGCGGTGATCTATACGCAGATTTAATGGATTACGACATTGCCACCATTTCTGGAAGTTTCGAGCCTGCAAAGTATATAGACATAATTAAAAAGGCAGAGAAAGCAGGATATGACACGATCATCATAGATTCATTAAGTCATGCATGGAATGCTGAGGGCGGAATATTAGATACACAATCTAAGATTGAACAATCCTCTAACTCTAAAAATGGGTATTTTGCATGGCGTAATGTCACACCATTGCACAATGCTTTGGTCACAGCAATATTGCAAAGCAAGATGCACGTCATATGCACAATGAGAACCAAAACTGCGTATGAGATGCAGACCGGAACAAATGGAAAGCTATCTCCTGTTAAGATCGGTTTAGCACCGATTCAGCGCGATGGTATGGAATATGAGTTCACTGTTGTTTTGGATGTGTGCATGGATAACCATCTGTGTTCAGCATCAAAAGATAGAACAAGATTATTTGATGGTAAACATTTTGTAATTACTGAAGATACTGGTGTCGACTTGTTGAAATGGCTTAATGACGGCGTTAGCCAAGAGCAGTATGAATTGAATAAATTTAATGAGCTTTCAGAAGTTATGCGCCAATCAAAAAGCTTGGAAGAATTGAAAAGCTCTTATCAGAATGCAGCTACGCAGCTAATAGACACTATTTACTACGATCAGATTGTATCCATTAAAGATAAATTGAAAGCTTTTATAGAACCCGAATTTAAAGGAGATGATAGTGGACAGCCATAAAAAAACACAAATTGGCGGCACACACTACAAGCATATGATAATACAGCCCGTCGAATATATTCACTTGAACAGCATACCTTTTATAGAAGGGTGTGTTATCAAGTATGTTACGAGGTGGAAAGAAAAAGGTGGGCTTGAAGATATAAAAAAAGCCCGACATTTTCTTGATATTTTGATCGAGTTAGAAGAACCGAAATTAGTGTCACAAAACAATTTAACAACCAAAGGAGAATAGATATGCCGATTACATGGTCTTACAATAGTAAAGAAGAAGCTAACGCAGCAATGAAACAGCCTGAATTAAAGAATGGTACTTATTGGGGTACTGTTATTAAATCAGAGATCATAAAAGGCGGTAAAACAAAAGAAGATGGGACTCTCACAAAGGACTTTCTAAAGATAAATATTAAGCTTGAATTAAATCCAGGCGTTGCATTTGCTGAAGCTACATTTTTTGACACTCCATTATCTTCTCATGTCAGAAGACATTTTTGGGAATCCGCGGGTAATGAGAATCAGATAAGCAACCCGGATGAATCAACATATGTTTCAAGAAGGGTTCAAAGTGTTTGCAAAGTAGAAACCTATACAAACAAAAATGGCGAATTAAAGAAGAAATTGGTTGTAACTGATTTTGTTGGTGCATCTAAAAAACAATCTTCTTTTGAAAATGAATCTACTCCAGAAATTTCAGCTGATCCATTTATTAAAGAAGAAATACCATTTTAAGCCAGGGCAGGCAGAGGAACCGGATAACGCCATGGTCTCCATGATCACCCATGGCGTTTGAAGGTCTTACAAATACGGAGAGATATGCAAGTGGTTAAAGCAGGCAGACTGTAAATCTGTTTCCTCTGGATTCGAAGGTTCAAATCCTTCTCTCTCCACCACAAAAAACTAAAACAGTTGAATGAATTTAAAACTTAAGGAGACAACAAATGAAACTTAAATGGCTACCGATTGAAACTGCGCCGAAACAATCCAGTCCAATTTTAGTAATGACAGATGAAGGATTAGACTTAGTTACATATCTGGAGTCTGAAGAAGATGGAGAAGACTGTATGGGACATGATTCAGGATGGTTTGGAAACTTTTCCATTCCTGGGAGGTCTTTTGGTGCCGTAGAATATTTAAGAGAAGCATTAAATCAGCCAACCCACTGGCTACCCATCCCAGAATTTGAAGAGGAAGAATAATGAACCTAACACTATTCAAAATCAAAGATAACTACCTCAAGCTAATCTCTGAAATAGAAGAGAATCAGGGAGAGATCAGCGAAGAACAATCTCAGCTATTAGAAATAAATCAAGATGATATTCAGGAGAAAGTATCAAACTATAATGAAGTCATCTCATGCAAAGAATCATTTAATGCGCGCATAGATGAAGAAATCAAAGAGTTGCGACGTAAAAAAGAACTCAATGAAAAGATAATAGATAGATTGAAATCGAATGTTGTTGAAGCTATTAAAGTGTTTGGCCCTATAAACATAGGACTACATAAATTGAATCTCAGGAAATCAGTATCTGTAGACGTCATGGATGTATCTGTTCTTCCAGATAAATATAAGACAGTTAAAATAATACAGTCGCCAGATAAAGTTTCTATAGGAAAAGCATTGAAGAATGGAGAGGAGATATGGGGATGCTCTCTTGTTGAAAATTATCATTTGAAAAGGGATTAGACATGATACAAATTGATCGTTTACTACATGAAATAACGGACACAGGGCTATGCATTACATCGTCTTACGATGAGCCTGAGGTTTATTCAGAAAAAGAGTGGGAGTGTCAGTATTCTCTTCCTCCTGGTGCGTTTAGGTAGGTGGGAAAATTAACACTAAAGAAAATTTAAAGGTTAAGTGGAAATAGATTATGAAAACAGATTTGTGCCTTTTAAGAACTATTCTTCTTGGTATAAATGAGGATGATCCTGTGTTTTTCGACTCAGAAAAACTTTTCGAACACGTTATGCTATTATTGAAAAATAAGTGGATAAAATGGGCTAATGAATTTTCCGTTAGGTTAAAAATTACTGATAAAGGTCGTTCTATTCTTTATCTAATAATTGATGATTTTGATTGGTCAAATATCAGATCTTTATTATTAGATAAAGATTTGCCAATAACTGTCGACTCCATCAAAGTTGCTCACAAAGTATTGTCAGATAGTGGGATAATCCAATTGAGGAGACTTTCATGAAACTTAAATGGTTACCAATAGAAAGTGCGCCAAAGGATGGTACATGGATTATAGTAAATGATGGAAATAATGAAAATATTTCAAAATTAGCAGCTTTCCACAATGAAGAAAATATTTGGTCTGATACGGTGGGTGCATTTTTTAATCCAACCCACTGGCTCCCAATCCCAGAATTTGAAGAGGAAAATGAATTTTGTGAATGGACAAATAAAAATGACAAAAATTACAAAACATCATGCAATAGTTTTTTTGAATTTTTAACCAAGCATTACAAATACTGCCCAGAATGTGGCAAAGAAATTAAACGAACAGAGGAATAAATTAAATGGCCAATTTCGCACCAATAAAAGACCAAATTATCCCAATTGAAGGCGGCTACGTCTTTAATAAGAACGATCCAGGCGGTGAAACCAAGTACGGCATCAGTAAGCGTAGCTATCCACATCTAGACATTAAGAACCTCACGCTAGATGAAGCTAATGATATCTACAAACGTGATTTCTGGAATGTCATGAAATTGGATCAGGTTAATGACCAGGCAATAGCAGAGAAGGTTTTTTGGTTCGGCGTACATTCTGGGCAGGTTACTTCTATTAAATGCTTACAGAAAGCATTGAACAGAATAGGTCAGTTTGTAATGTCTGATGGAATAGTGGGGAAAGAAACTCTTAATTCTGTAAATAGTATGCCAGACCCAATATTTAAGCTTGACTCCCTAAAATTGGAGCAAATACAGTATTATGTTAACATAGTCAACGCAAAACCCAGTAGCCTAGAATTTCTCTTGGGCTGGATAAAACGTGCACTTAAAGGATAAAACTATGCCATTTGGACTATCGCAATTATTTGAAAAAACGCCTAAGCATATGGTCATATTAGGACATTCATTGCTTGTTGCTGCTGCTGCTGCTCAAGAATATGACATATCAGGAATTTTTCCACACTTATCAAACATGATTACAGTGGGTGGAATTGCTGGCGCATTTATGACTAATTTGTTTGGCGATAAAAAAATTAACAATTATTTAAAAAAATAATAATCTCTTAATATTTCCTTAAGTTTTGGTAGGTATGATGGCTCATCAACTTACCAACCAAGAGGAAATATTTATGTTTAAAAAATCACTAAGAGCAATCGTTTATTTTTTAGGTCTATCTGGATCAGCAAATTTAGCAAATGCCATTTCATCTCCCGATGAAATACCTAAAACCAATCAAACAATTTACTGCCCAGATTATATTGTCTGCACACCAAAAACTGGAGACGGTAAACGTGATTGCGAGCCAAACACAATACCATTTGGTTTATCTAAAGATGGAATGACTGTTGAACAACCTTACGTCCAATCTACCTATAAATTTGTAACAGCAACACAATGGACGCCAGGAGATCAACAACCAGTTTGTACATTTCATTACACAAAAAAAGATACAAATGAAACAATGTATATTGTTATGGCGAAAAATCCTGGCGCTACATTTTTCGCCGATACATCTAAGCCTAATCTTTGGAAAAAAGTAAACGATCGATTAACAATGTGCGACGCAACAACGCCAACAGTTTGCCCATTCTTTTAATCATGAAAAAACGCTTAGCAATTTTTCCAAGTTAAGCGGTTTCTCTATGAATGAATGTGCATTTAAATGCTTGCATGCTATCTTGAAATAGTCACTGTCATAAGCGGTAAGGACAATCACTTTTTTAATGTCGTACTTTTTGAGATTCATCATCTTAAGAATCTCAATACCGTTTATGTCTGACATGCCAAGGTCAAGAATTATGAACTCAAATTCCTGACTTTTAATAATATTAACCGCTTTTTTCCCTGTATCTGCGGTTACAATATTAAGATCACTACTGTAACTTTGTATAACAGATGAATTTGCTTTTAAACATATCTTATTGTCATCCACTAAAAGTATATTCTTTTTGTGTTTTTTTTTAGGGCGAAAAAAATTTAATAATTGCTTCACCGGCTCCATGTATTATCTCCTTAAACATAAATATTGAACCGATACTTAAAGATACAAGTAATCCAATAGTTTTAGATAATACCTCTATCTTCAATAAAATATGTTCATTTTTCAAAATTCCTTCTTGGATTTTATCGACCTTAATACGAAAATCTGACATAGCACTTGATAATTCTCCAATCTTTTCATCAAATACTTTTAATGAATCTGTTATCCCCTTTTGAGAAACAAATAATTTTGTAAACTTATCATATATTTTGTCATATTTTTTGTATTCAAAATCGTTTAAATTATTTTTCATCAATTATTTTACCATCGATATTTTTTTCATCTTCAACTTCAAAAACAGGAGAAGTTGCACATTTTTTAACTAAAATAATATCTGAAATTTTTTTAGTTTGATTAATTGCAACTTTAAACGGAATCAAAAATACATCTTCAAAAATACTCATAAGTAATCCTATTTTTAATTAGTTGATAAGTAAATAATTTTTAATTATCGAGCGCGTATTTAATCCTCTACTGGTATCGGAATATAGTTTTGAACATTGTCGATATAAAAATCACCTTCAGGCCACGGAACAATATCCTCTACAATTTCGCCATCTGGTTTGTAAAGTTTGTTGTGACTATCCTGAATATAGTCCCTTTCTTGATAACCTTCTGGTAATTGATAATCAGGAACAAAAACCAAAAACTGATCAAGAGTCATATTTATCGTAATAACATCATTAGAAAGACAAATGATATTCTGATAAACGCCCCCAAAATCTTGTAAATATTGATGCTTGAAATAATTTAATGTACTCATGTTGATATCCACTCCGCTATAAAATGTACACCTACTATTGTTGCAGTTAATTGCCCATTATTAACATATCTAACTGTAATCTGATCTCCAGCAACAAGGTTTACGTAAACTTCTGAGATATTTGGCAACGAACCTATTTCACCATTTGTTAGACGCTGCCTAAATGATGAATAATCAAAAGAAGCAAATGCACCATTTCTATATATTGCTGTATCTAAAGCATAATAATTATTACCGGCAGTGCCTGTAGATTGACTTCGAATGTTATAATATATTTTCCAGACACCCGATTTACCCGCAGGAATCGTAAAAATACCATTTGTAGTATTTAATGAATTATTTGAATTTATAGGCGCATTTGTAAAAATAACAACTGCATTTGCTCCGACTGGTGCTGTAATACTAGGAGCTAAATCACGATTAGCATTAATCACGCTGTAGCTAAATGGCGTTTGCCAAGTTGCATTTGTTGACGACGTCGCTGTCAAAACTTGGTTCGCGACAGGTGAATTTGTATTAATTACTACTGGATTTGTTGGGGTTGCCAATCTATATGCAGATGTTGATGCCCAAGCTCCCGGAACACCAGTCGCAGTACATACAAAAAATCCTCCCGTCACTGTATTAAAATAACAGTCTCCAACTGTTCCAGATTCAGTTGTAGGGTTAACAGAAGACAAAACAGTTAATCTCTGTGCGCCTAAATTTTGCCTGCTAACAGTTCCATTTGCTACATCTAGCAAATTATTTGCACTTAAAAGTGCACCAGTTAATGAGCTCGTAGCTCTTACCCAAGTTCCTGGGTTACCAGTAGCAGTACAGACAAACCAACCAGCATTTACAGTATTAAAATAAGAATCTCCGATTGTTCCAGCAACAGAAGTTGGAGGATTGGAACCAATAATTGTTAATCTTTGCGCATCTAAATTTGAACGACTGGTTGTAATACTTGAAACATCATTTAAATTATTTGCTGACAACAATGTTCCATGAATTGGTGTTTGACTTGACCACTTTAACCCAGATACTTGAGTAGAGTCCGCTGTCAATATCTGATTGTCAGATCCAACAGGCAACCTGGTATCTGAAGTACCATTATTTGTGAACAAATCTCCTTTTGTCGTTAATGGCGGCGTATAAAATGGCTCGTCCTGTTCTGTTAAAATTTTTGTCAATCCTGCTTGATTTTGCAAGTAAATTCTATCAGTTGTATTTTGATACCTTATACCACCTTCATTCATTGTTACAGATTGTTCTTGCCCAGGGGGAATCACTGGCAATTGTAAATATCCGTGCGGAGTATTCATATTAATTGCATCAGGACTATTTGGGTCTATGGTAATAGTTCCTGCATCTACCATGGTTAAATCTAATAATGCACCTGACCCTGATCCACTCAATGTAATAACTGGATTAGCAACTAAAGGGGGCTCTACAGAATAAACTCCAGAATCTGAAATAGGAGGCATAAATTGAGCTGATAAAATTGAACCGCCTGGGCCTACAGCCACAACAGTCAATTTTGCAGGGATTATTGCTGTTCCTCCGGAAACTTGAATAACATTACCAAAAGAATATGAAGAGCCACCAAAAGAAACGGATGCAGATAATACAGATTTGTTTGAAGACTTAATAACTGTTTGATTTACAATTTCCCATGAAGGTGAAACACCGCCATTGTTTGTGATAAATTGTTGAGACAAATTAGTATCAAAAACCACTGAACCTGGCTTTAAATTAGTCAAAGACAGCCTTTCTGCAGTTGTCACATCTGGCAATAATAGTACTTTTTGCATTTTGACCCTTATAATTTAGTTAATGTTAAAATTTCAGCGGAACAAGAATTTGCTGCTAATGCTCCAGAAAACCAATAAACATTCAAACTTAAAGATATATTTGTTAATGTCGAAAAATTAGTAGAATTATTTAATAGAAAAGATTCAGTCGGCGTTACACTTCCAAGATTAAATGTTTGTACAACAGTTTGAATTCTGGCGACACCTGGTGCGCCCACAGACCTAACCGTCATAAATGCTTGAAGTGTAAAATTACCGGATGATGTATTCGTAACATTTGCAGTATCAAACAAAAAATAAGTATCAGCATCTAGAGCAATACGAATTACAGAAGAATTAATTGCACGCGTAGTTCTTCCTGCCAATTGTAGAAATAAAGTATCCCCAACATTTAAAGAATTGGCAGGAATTGAAAAAGACCCAATACCAACTCCATTCAACCTACCAGAAGTGGCATTGCTAATTACAACAGGAACTGTTTGTTTAAATCCTGTAAATAATGGAGCAGGAATAACAGGAGAGCCTACAGCACCCGGACTACCAACAATCAAACTCATATCTTGATGTGTAATAGAATTTGTTGAGTTGTTATTTTGAACCCAAACTTCAATGTAATCACCAGAAATCATATTTACTAATTTTTGTAATGAAATAGATTTAAATGAAGGACTAATTCCATCTAAATTTACAGATTGAGCGGATTGAGCGATAACAGAACCATTCAATGCAAGAAAAATTGTCACAGAATCAGACGAAAAAGAAAGGGATCCCGTTGTAGAAACTTTAATGTCGTAAGTATTTGAACCGGATGCTGTGCAAGTTAATCGCCCATCAGAATGGGTAAAATTTTGCAATTCTCCTGGATTATAAGTTCCAACAATTTTAACCGGTGTGCTTATTGCAGAAAACGTTGTTGGTATCACATTTCCCTGAAAATTCATTTCACCAAAATTTGCAGACACAATATTTAACGCGTTCGTCTCTGGGATTTCCCAAACGCCCGGCGCGCCTGCGGTAATACATCTCCAAAAAGTGGACGGGGTCGTTGACTCATCGAAATATTCATCATTTATTGATCCTGCCACTACACCATTTGGCGATCCAACACCATTCGAAACTTTAGGAACAGATAAATTTATTCTACTGGTTTCTAAACTCTGAACATCGCTTAAATTATTAGAAGATAGCAGATCACCATTTCCTATTTGATCCTGCCAAACAGCATTTGTAGGAGATGTTGCTGTCAAAACTTGACCAACTGTTGGAGGGTTAGACGACCCAACATTTACCTGTGACCCAGTTGTAGGCAAATTTGGCACCGCTAAAACTGTTTGCCTCCATCCTGCCACTCCTGCTGGTCCTGGGAAAAAACATGACCAAAGATAACTAGATGATTGATCCCAATAAAGCTGATTCACAATACCAGCCTGCACGCCATTTGGATCTCCTATGCCATTAATTTGGCCTGGTTGCCCACCAATATTTGATAATGAAGAAGCCGGGTCGGCAACATCAGATAAATTATTTGAAGACAATAGTTGTCCTGTTGGCGGTGAAAAACGATAGTTTGCGCCAGATCTCAAACCAACAACTTCGTCAGTAGGCAATAATGCTCCACCGGCTGTAAATTGACTAAACTTTTCTGTAGACATTATTTTTCCTGTTTAATTTTCTATGATTAGCTGTATGTCATCTTCTGTGACCATAAATATATCGTTCTCAGTTACCATGAGAACAGCTTCCAATGGAATAGCTGGAATTGTCTTATTGTAAAATAACAACAGCTGTATGCATGGAGACATTAGGCATGTATTCCCTGATAGATCGGCTGTAGAACCATTTTAATTATTGCATCCGAAGCTTGCGGAGTTACACTCGTAAGCTGAACGTATGATAAAGAATCGAAGAAATAAGGGATCAACGGTATTGCACTAGAAGCTGTAGTCCCGGGGAATGCGAAATCAGCTATCGAAACACCATCAAAATTCTTAATTACATATGATGGAATTCCAGAAAAATTCTCTGAACAGAAAAATTTTAAATCTGTCGTCGTCCAATTCGCAGGCAGCAAAATATTTCTTAGTTGCATGCCACCACAGTTTAAAATATTAGACTGTGTCTGACCTGCTAATATTTTAACTTCTTCTATTACAAGTGTTCTTTGAAATTTTAATTTTTGTTCTATCATTTTATGCTCCTAAATATTCTATTTGAAAACGAAGTTCAGGCGATGCATTTATTGGCCTAGCTGAACCGTCGCTCAACCCATCTAATTGATAATAATCAGTAGGGGAAGCCGCATAATCTATTATCGTTCCAGAACATGTTGAGTTGCCGCCACTGTTAATTTCACTCAAGCGAATTCCTATTGGCATAATAATTCCATTTTTTCTAAGCTTTAAATAAACAGTTCCCCCAAAACCACTAAAAAACATGTTCGCGTTAAATCTGAAATATCCAACTTTCCCAACAATAAATCTGTAATTTGCTTGATCCCACAAAGAATTTGTATCGAAATTGACCGCATCAAAAGTGATCAAAGTATCGGTGTTTGTTCCAGGTATATTTTGATTAGTTAGTTTATATACTGATGCGCCATAGAATGTACTTACGTTTGAACTTGGATTGCTTAATTGTGCAACAGTTCCATCAGATGTGAACGTATAGATACCACCAGATACAATTTGGCCAGAAGTCGTGTCAGACAATCCAGATGGATTTACAACTTTGATTGGGATAGAACCAAGAGAACCTATGGTTATATTAGACGCGCCCGTCACAGTATTTGCAGCTCGAACACTGATAGTCGCGCCATTTGGGAAACTCGAATACCCTGTTGATGGCGTGACCACTAAAGCATTCACTGCTCCGGTATCTTGGAAATAAGTGTATTTCTGGTCTATAACTGAATCGTAAGAAATCTTTTGAGTCAAAGACTCTGTAACAAATGGTGCATTATTTGCAACAGTTATATTTCCGCCAACAACAGATGTTTGTCCGAATGAAATCGTCACATAATAAAGCCCAACAAACCCAGCGTCAGGAGTGGGAGGAGTAGGTGATGGTGCTTCAATCCCAACTTTTGCATTGATTAAAATTATATCTTGTCGAGTATCTGACAGTGAATTAAAAATAGGAGATGTAGGATCAGCAGAATTGTAATACGGACGAGATATAACGTTCGTGTCTACAGTTTCAAAAGCTGCTTGAACCAAATATATGATCGAGTTTCCTATAGTTACAGGAGCCGGAGTATTAAGAACAACCGGATTAAAATTTAATGCCTGCTTATACAGTTGATGGTTAGGGTCTGTATCGGCGGGCAGAACACCATAAGGCGTTGCTTCATAGAATTGATAACTATATAGAGAACCAGGGCCAACAGTAACCTGTAACCCAGGAGGAGCTATGGGTGCGCATGGCAATCCGGATACAAGCGTAGTATTGTTTATTCCCGTCCCAAGAACAGTTTGCGCAAGCTTAGAAACATCCACCATTTTATAGGTATTGCTTCTTAAAATATCCGCTTCAAAGGGAGTTTGATTTGTATAAACCGTTACTCTTCCATTTAATTCTAATGTTGTTGGTGTCATGGGAATCCTCTTATTATTTTTGTCCAGATTACTGTTCCATAAACCTTAACTAGATTTATGATTTTATAAATATCAAAATCAGATATGATGGTTGTTTGTATCGATGAACCGCCATACCATAAAGTAGCAGCGCCACCAAAAACATTGTATCCGCCAGTCGTGTAACTGTTGTAACCGCCGTAACTTGCCATGCCATCAAATGGGCCCACATAAACATCTATGAATGCTTGATATGCAAATGATCCTGATCCATAAGTCCCAACTGTATTGTACGCAAGAGCCTGGTAGTCATTATATCCGCCAGTATCAGTAGGGTTCCACGGCTCAAAAATAACTGGTTTTATTCCAGTTAAATTGTAAATCGCATTTATCATCCCTCTTCTTGTAGCCTTTTCTTGAAGAAGGGTGGCAAGTATTCTTGTTCTAAAGCTTTGGTCTGTCTCACCAACCCTTCTAGGCAATTCATCTCCCAGATAATCAGATGAAATAATATCCAAATTTATATCTGTGGCGGTCTTAATCCTTGTTTGTAAAACAACATACAAATATTGACTGTAATGAAATGAACCAGTATCTACAAACGCAGCCAAGATAGTATCTAAATTGGCGTGAGAAATTCCCCACCACTCTAAAGGTAGTTGAGCAATTAAACGGTTATAAACATCTAACTCTCCACCAATCGGGATGCTAACGGGCTTGTTCATCGCTATGCATTCATAATGATTGTAATAGTTCCAACAGTCATAATCTGAGCCCCGGATATTTGGATATCTGACGTACCACCATTGAGCGTATAATTATTAACATCTGAAATATCAGTGTCCACATCGTAAATAATTGCAGGGATTCTTGAATATGAAAAAAGAGAATCAAAGGTTTGTGATGTTATGTAATTTTGCAACGCATCTATCACATTAGCCTGTATAGCAGCAGAATTATCAGGGTTTCCATTAAAAACATGCGCGGTTATTGATATTGGGAAAGGTGTCGGTGGATAAACAGCATATTGTATTGTAAGTCCACGATATGCCTCTACTGACGCACTGACGTTTGATATTAGCTGACTGCTAGCGTTACCAGTCCCATCATCAACAACAACATAGAAAAATCCCAGCTGAGTAACATTTCCAATTGTTTTGTTTTCAACAACTATATACCGAGCAACGCCAGGTACAATGCTAACGGAATATTGAATTGCTTGTTTTACTGCTCTAGACAAACTAGCCAAATATAGGATGAATTCATCTTTTAATGACTGATCGCTTTGCGCATCTTGACCATTTGTAAATGGCTGCGCATTTGTAACAGTGTCTACTCCAGGCAAAACACCACTAATTGTCGTTATTTGATTCGAAAGACAATTTCCAATCACGCCATCAGTTGTAGCTCTAACAGGAATTGTTATGGATGAAGTGCTTGTTTGGAAAATATAGGATTTTGAGGGTATATCCCAATTTGGATTTGTAGTGTCCTCAACTACGGCGTAACTAACACCATTCCCTCTAGAAAGAACATTTGTTCCAATTTTTACATTTACAACCGTTCCTGTTGTAAAACGGCTAAATGTCACATTGCCAAACGCCGGAGTTGCAGGCTTTCTTTTTAATCCAAAATCTCCCACAAAGGTATCAACATAATTTCCGGAGCATGTTAGAAGCCTTGTTACCGAAAGAAGCGCAGATATCAAAGCTTGCAACCACAGAGAGTTCCCCATGTTGCTTTCAATAATCGCCCTGTAATCTGACCCAACACTAAAATCAAGAACAGTGCCGGCAGAGGCCTGCATAGCAGTTACTTGGCTATTCAATAATTCTGTGTCTGTTCTAATTGGTAATGGCATATTTTTATAAGCTAAATGATAAAACTATAGGGGTTTTTGATTCGCTTTCTGTGTAGTTTATTTGCACAAATATCCCGCCTTCTATTGTCTGAAAAAATATTTCAGGCTGAACATCTTTTGAAACAGAATCCTCTAAAAATATTTGTGAAATTATTTTGGACTTTATCTCATCATTTCTTCCAAAATTTAAAGATTGCCCTATATATTTCGCCAAACCAGCGCCATAATCTGAATGCCATATATAATCGCCAGGGTTTGTAAGAAGTCTCCTTAAAACCCTCTGCTGGCTTCTTTTTAAACCAGAACTATGAGCAATATCATTTACAGAAGTTAAAGATATGTCGCTACCAAAGTTATGGTCTACGTCATAAAAAATTTCTTGAAATTGGTTAATCATCAGCTACCCTGCAAGTTTACGGTTGGGCTGCTATCAATCTTCATCAATTTCTCAAATGCACCGCCTGATGCGCCAGCTTTCACAACCGGAGAAAATATATTGCATTCAGTAGAGGCATTTATATTTACTGTTGGCGCAGTTATATTTATTTGACCGCTAGACGAAAGTGATAAATTCCCGTCATTCGTTAACTTTAAAGATGATCCTGTTGCGTGAACAAGCCAAAACTCACCGGACTCAACAGTTAAAGGCCTATTATTTCCATCAAATAATGGCGCTGCAGCTATTGGTATTTGACGACTTCCTTGCTGATATAGAACGCTGCACAAAGTATTTAAAACAGGCGCGGCATATAATCCCCATCCGTTTCCAACCCATGATGCACTATAGGGAATCCAACCTGTTTGCAATGCTGGCTCATCATCAGTAGCAGGATGTATTTGTACTATCACCAAATGTTTAACAGGGTCATATGATGTTATGCTGCCAACATCACTGGAAAATGACATATTAGAAGTTGCCGTGAGCGCCCTTCCTGTTATAGCATTTAAAAAAGCTTCCATTATCCAGCTTCTCCCAATTCTGTTTGGTCCAATTTATTTTTCCCGCCAATATACATAGAAAAATCACTAATCGTCATTCGGCGAACCAGCCTGTCTATATAATAATCTTGATCAAAATCAGTATTCGTTCCTGTAATTCTTATTAACATATCCTTTGATAGGATAATGTCAGGAACAAGTTCAGCAGAAAATCTTACCGAGTGAACAATCAAATTATTCAATAATTGTTTGCACTGCTTCTTTGCCTGGTCGTAAGTTAATCCGGGGTGTGAATAAACATATTTTCTAATAGCGTCAGGACTTGCTGCCGAATTTCTAGCAGTTTGTTTCACGTGAAACGCCTTGCCTGTATATGTTGAATACGGAACTTTAACTGTGACATTTACATTCCCAGAAACAATATTATTTTTAAAAAAACTCATCTTTGTTCCAACATCAAATGTTGGAATATTGTTCGACAAGCTCTTTGGAATGTAGTTCAAAATATATGGTTTTATATTACCATCATTTGAAGGAAAAGGCTTAAAAACAAGCGTTTCTCCCTTAACATATACCATAAAATTTTCTTGTACAGCTGCTTGAACTAACATGTCCCATTGTGTCGAATTGTTCGCAGTATATGTTTGAGCTGTTTGAAGAAAAGTTCCAATTACATCTTGTGTTGGCGTTATCTCTTGCTTCAAATTATTTGCTTCTGCAAATTCTTGAGCAAGTTCTGAAGCGGTAATGTTTGAAAACGATCGCGTGACTTTTGAATCAATCAATCTGGAGCTTAAGTCTCTTCCAGATATTCGAACTATTCCTTCTGAAGGGTCTATTTCTACATCATTACTTTCACCCTGAATCATTAAAACCAATTCATTTACATTGAAAGCATTGGGGTCAGCAGGGAATCCCATATAAATCTTTACAGAAAATTTCTCAACAGAAGAAAAGTATGCAAAATCAATTCCATCTGGTTGGTTATACAGAGGCATTTCTACATAATAAGTGTCAGCCGTATAAGGCGCTCCAGACATTACTTCGATTTCCATGAACTTAACTTCTTTGTCATTTACTTTGACAATAGCCCTTGGATTTCTAAGTTGGCCTTGAGACCCCGCTCTTTCCACCGTCATGATGTATAAACGCCATTTGTATTTGTTGTTTGTGTTGGAATGATTAACGTGGTGACATTCCCCGGCGGTAAAGATGGGTCAACTAACCCATTTGCTTTCGCTATTGTTGTCCATAGCGTTGCATCTCCATAATAACGAGATGCCAATTGAAATAAATTTGCGCCATTTACCGATATACTTTGGCCATTTGTTCCGTTTGTTATCAGCAATAAGTTCTTCTGTATCGTTTTTAAAACAGCAAGCAATAAATACGCGTTCGATAAACTTAAAAAATCAGTAGATAATAGTTCAGCATTTTCATTTGGCTGTATAGCCGTTGTAGATGTAGCAGAAAATAAAGAACTGTTTGTCGATGAAAAAAAACCGGTATCAATTTTTTTTATGTAATTGCCAACAGTCCCCAAAGCGCTATTTAATGGACCTGTTATGGTTCCTATAACCGCGCTTGTAGCATTAGAAATTGATGCAATTCCATTTATTGTTATCGATAATAAAGCGATAGCTGCGGAGATACTTCCATCTTTAATGGTAGCAGCCAGGTCTCTCGCTTCTATCATTGCGTTGTTTATCGCATCGTTATAAGCAACAGGCAGAAGAACAGGAAACGGCTTATTTAAATCTTGAATAACAGCTACTGTAATTGTGTATGGGATTTCATACGTAGCGTGAAAACTAGGCTTAAAAGATTTGATAACTACTCTGTAGTTAAATAAAGACCAAGTAAGAATTTGCTCTTCACCGTTTGCTCTCAACCCATCTAAAAATCTAGCCCTAAAGCTTGCAGTAGCTCCTCTAAACATTCCAGACCATGAAATATCATCGTCTATCCTGCCCATTGCATTGATGTCTCTTCTACCACCAACCAATTTTTTATCTGACAATGACTGATCTCCACCAAAGTTTATAGAAGATGGAATTTCATCATTTGCAAATGTTATTGGGCCCAGAGTTAAAAATACCATTATGGGGCACCTGAATTATTTAAAGCAGAAGAAGATGGAGAAATCAAAGAATTGTGTCCAGTAGTTCCACCAATTGCGCCAGAATTAGTAATAGCATCAGACATTCCATGGAATAAAGACCTTCCAACTTTCCTGCTATCAAGATACACATCCCCTGATATTTTACCGTTAGCACTTTTTGATGGCCCTGCCAAAACTGAATTCAATACTTTCATTATATTCTTATCCGAAAATCTTGAATTATTGGTATCAGAAAAGCCGCTAAATCCAATATTAAACACTGTAGCAAGGTGCTCCATAACAGAAGAGATTGCTCTCATCCCGGCCAATACTGGCGCAGAGGTAAGCTTGCCAAATGCCAATGCCATATTGCTGGATGCAGCATTAAATCTCTCTGATGCTCCTGCTGGCATATCTAAACCTTTAACATATGAAGCATGACCGGTTAACTGAGTTTTAAATAATTCAGCTTCTAAATCAGATTTCCCCATATTTTTATTTATTGCAGCTATCAATCTGCCTGGAGTATTTTTTAATGCCAGCGTTTCATGATTGAATATATCTTCTTGCTTAACTCCTTGAGATAAATATTGCTGATTCATTTCTTTGGCAAACTGCTGCGGGTCTTTTTTAAAAAGATCAATCCACTTCTTATTAAATTCAGTTGCAAGCGGTCTTCCATTAGGGTCATAAATTGTGTGCGCAAAACCATATTTTGTTAATTCGGCAGCCTGCCTTTTATTAGAAACGCTTCCATGAATCATTGCCATAAGCTGAGTTTGCAATGCTGTCCCAACAAATGGACCTCCCAATTCTTGAATTACTGGCTCTAGTTTAGCAAGACCTTCAGGAGTTATGTTGCTTGCAACACCGGCGCCACGTCTCATAAATGCAGCAAGATTTGTTGGTTTGATTGTGAAACCACCAGCGCTCACTATTTTTGATCCGACATCTAAGTTTGGAATCAATTGAGACATATCAGAACCAGCTCTAAACTCTGCGAACTTCATTAAGTTCTGCATCTGATCATTTGTCATTTGCTTGCCGTATGTCAGCTTTAGACCTAATTCTGTTTCAGCTAACATTGGAGCAATCATTTTGGCTTCATTGAAATTCCTAGAAGCCATAAATGCTGTATTGATTACTTTCATCATCTCAATCGATGAAACACCCTTTGGAGCATTCAACGACATTGCCATGGCTTCTTTCAATTGGGCAGGCGTTGCACCGCTAGCGCTTAATTGTAAGCCAGTCTGTTGATATTCTTTGTTAGCTTCAAATCCATGATGAAGGCCAGAATATGCCGCATATCCGCCGACCATAGTTCCCATGCCAATGCCGCCGCCCATAGCAGCACCAGCACCAAACCCAGCAATTTTTCCAGAAGAAGATGCAAGACTTGCTTCTTTTAATCTGGCGGTCAAAACTGCCGTTTTTTGAGATAAACGTTCAGTATTAATGCTGTTTTTTAATAGGATTCCATCATATTTAGAAAATACAGCAACACTTTGCATTCCTTCTTTATTTATTACGCCAAATGACTTGGCAAGACTGGCAAAATTTGGCGCAGCCATTGACAAGTGTCGTGAGAATTTTTCAAGATTTGCATTTAGAAGACCTATGTTAAAATTTGCGGCGCGAATGCTTTCTTGAAAAATTTTCATTTTTTCAATTGCATCGCCCTTTATATTAAGGGCAGCCCAAATCTTATAAGCTTCCATAGGTTCCTTTTCTTAATGCCAATGGTTCGCCAGAAACATATTGTTTCAACATCGATCCAAAAACGTAGTTTATGACTGGCTGAGCCTGATATACGGTGGTACTTATAACTGGTCTTGCAGGGATATATTTCGTCCCCTCCTCCTGATATTTCATAATTTCGCTATCAGAACCAATAAATAATGTTTGTGACTCAACATTAAATACGTGGTGTATGGAGTCTCTTAACTTACCTGTTCTATACAATGGGTTGTAGTCAGCGTTAAATACATAACCCTTTCGCTCTTTATCTGCTTTTGTAGAATCTTTTAATTCTTCCCATCCTTCCTGCAAATGTCCTATCTTGTCTCTTGCTTCTTTTACTAGAATTTCGCCCAAAAAATTAGCAGCTTTCTTCTCATAAATGGGAAATTCAACAATCAATTTCTCAATATGAGCCTGAAAAGCTGCTAATGATTGAAATTCTTTCATTCGTATTTCCAAGTGTTAAAGTTAAACGTACCTTTACCAGCCTGTTGCTCTGCAATGATGCAAAAGGCCTTTCTCATCTCATCACTTAATGAAAGAACATAGTCTTCTGTAAATCCTTTCGATACCAACAGAACAAATTCGTTCATATTGGAATCTAAAACTATTTTTTTACGTTTTCAGGCTCCTCTGCAATTTCGCTGGCTATATTTTCGTGAACTACCAAGAGCCCTTCATCTTTCAGGTATTGCAGAAGCTCCATACATTCTTCATAGCTTCGCGGAGATTCAAAAACTCTATCATCTATTTTTGCAACAAATAAAATAGCAAACATCATGTTGACGCATGCCGGGATCTCAGCATCTTGCTTCATTGCTTTGTTCAAATAATATCTATCCATTATGTTTGGCTTCCTTAATGTGATAGACCTACCCAAACTGTCTTTTACAACTTTGCCGTCATAAGATGCTTTAGTCATATTTTATCCTTTTAAGAGATTTTAATTTTTCTGCGACCTTTAAATGAAACAGACTGTTTAACAATTTCTGTTCCGGAAAATCTACCACCGTCCGTCAATGTCAAAACACAATCTGTGTACTGCCATTTCGTAAAAGAGCCGTCAGTTTCTTTGATGGTCTCATTGATGGAAACATTCACCTGATCGCCACCTTGGTAGTAGATTCTTTCTTGATCTGCAAAATAAATATCTAGCGCAGGAGATGTTCTTTGGAAAACAAATGATCCTGTCCACTCCATGTGCAACTTTGGATGACGTGTGATGCCATTAATATCGGTGTGACTCTGAACATCTGCATTTTCAGTAGCAGAAAAACTCTCGATAGTAGCAAATGTTTTTAAGCCGTTAATATCAGTTATAACTAGGGTTTGACTAATACCACTTGTTAAGCCGTCTAAATTTGACATGATTAAATTCCTCCATTTTGTGGTGGCAATACGCTAACTAAAGAACCTTGGGTAGCATTCAAATTCACAACGAAGTATTGAACAATAGAGAACAACACAACTGTGATATCAGCTTGCATATATCCCAATGCAACTCTATCCGGGGGGTTATTACTTGCATCCAACACAATTGAAACAGCTTTGGAGAAATCGCCTGGGTTATTTACGTCTCCAATCATTCCAAGCTGGAATAAATTGTAAAGAAACGCGTAAAGAGTTGAGATCGCTTGCTGTCTAACAGTTACAGTCTGTGCTTTGCCAACAAAAGGTCCAAGACCGTTCAACATGGTTTGTGATAAGAAATTCACCATAGTTGTATAATTGTCTGTCTGCTGTAATGAATTGCTGCTTGAGTTGATGCCGAATCTACATCCAAAGAATGAACCTGATGGAATTGGATTTGTGATCAGCTCTATTCTGGCAACCCTCAATGCTGACAAATCGGCAGTAGAATACGACCTATTTTCTAAAGTTTTCTGAGTCGCGATAATGCCATTCAAAGGCTTATTTAAAGAGGAATCACTAGGAAGTGTTGCAGCTACAACACCTGCTTTAAAGGATTGAGGAGAAATAAACCGAGTTACATTGTTGAATGGATCAGATACTTGGCACCAATCTCCAAACATCAAACTAAACGCATAGCTGTCTATAGTAGATGCATGCCATGTCCCGATTGCAGTTTCGATATCATCTTGCAAACCAGGATCCATTGAAGCTATACAATAAGCGCCTTCTTCCAATGCAAATAAATTTTGAGGCGACCATTTTAATGGGTCTGTAGTATCCGCAAGCAAGAATGTTCCGCCAGCGATATTGTTTCTAAGCGCGTACATACCTGTGCGGGGGGATGAAAAATCATCTCCGATCATGTCTGTGCTTGTAACATCAGAGCCATTCGTTCCGCCGGACAACGTTCTTGTCGTCAATCCTGGCGCACTAACTGAACCCAATACAACAGTAGCTGCTGCTCCGCCTGCGTCTGAAATTGAAACCACAGAGCTGGTTAAATAACCGCTTCCTGAAGTAACAACTGTTATCGCGTTAATACCCCACAAAACATCAAATTGTGCGCCGGTACCAACACCTGAAGTGGTTGCCTGTAGAACTGGATTTGCAGGAAGAGCGCTGTACACACCATCAGAAGTAATGGAATAGGTTAAAATCACACCCAAAACATCGACAGTTTCAACTGTAACTACAACCGGAGATGTGAATGTTCCGCCTGCTAACGTGATTGTGTCTCCAACATCATAGCCAGAACCAACATCTAAAATGGCAGATGATATTGCTTTCATCGTTACAGCGAACGTTGCGCCAACACCATCTGCAACAGTCACTGTGGGCACAACAGAATATGAACCGATATCCGATATAGTAAATCCACCTATTCCGGTTGGAACGCTTGCAACAACCAATCGAGACGGGCCACGCTGTACAGACTGACCATTGTTTACAGCATCAATTAAATTCAGCCAAAACTGGTTTCCTATACCACTAATATTCTGGAATACTTCTGGGATACCACCCTGAATGTAAATTGATAAATTGTAGCTGCCAGGGAATGAACCAGTTGTGATGGTTGCGTTGATCGTATTGCCGGTTGTTCCGGTATAAAAAGCTGTTAAATCTGCGCCAATAATTGGGCTTGTAAGGCTGTCGACCAAAGTTCCTGTCGCAAAAGTATCTGTTCCGTCTGAAACTCGAACACATCTAAAGTTAGATGCACCCTGAAGCGATGCAAAATAAACAGCGGTACCAAGGTCGTATCTTATCGGCTGAGGTGTCCCGAATTTTGCGATCTGTTCAGTCATTGGGCCAACTATAGTTGGCGCATTTAATGGGCCCCAGCTAGCAGTCCCAACAACACCAATGATGTTTGTAGGTATCCCATTTAATAATGCGTTAGGGGGAACAAGCTGTACATATAGATTAGGTACAGTTAATGCAGCTAAATTTGTTGAACCTTGCGGTGAAATTGTCATGTTTTCCCCTATATTATTTTAAAGTTTTTCTTACCATGTGTTTTTCATTACTTTGTAAAACTGCATCTACTTCACTTTTGTTGATGATGACTTGGCCAACCGAATAATTTCTGAACGGAGATTTAACGATCAATTTAAATTCCTGTTCTTCAGGCTTATCAACAAAAGGCTCTAAAACATCCTTAATTTCTTCGAAAGTCTTTACAAAAGCAGCGATCTTCTTTTTATTTTTTTTTTGTTTCATAAATATTTGTAAGTGACATTGGCAATATTATTTTGAACACTGGTGGTAACTTGTGAGTAAGTTGTTGCGTATTGAATTCTGAAGAACAAATCCCTTCTATAGATCAACGGAACCTGCAAGAAGTCTTCTTCGTCTGTATGGTCGTACCACATATGACAAAAGAACCCATCTGGCAGAACAAACCTGTATTCTTGCTGTAATGCGATATCGATTGGTGGTGCCAAAAAAGATCGGATATCAGGAGTAGGGCACCAACAAGATATTTGAAATACTCTTTCCCTTCTTCCAAGTTCTTCAGCAGAAGTAACTTGAACCGCAATGCTCGCAAAAAATGAATTCTTAAATGGGACAGTTAAATCATTACCAGAAGCAGACGACCCAGGGATCAATAAAGCTAACGAAGCCACTATTGAGTCCAAAGTGTCCGTTATTAAGACTTGATATGAATAACCAACTTTATCAACCGTCACCATGACTGCTTGTGGAACACTAATAGTCCCGCCAAGCGTTAAAATGTTGCCCACAATGGTTGTTGTTATCGTTGGATCGCTCCTAGATACTTCCTGAAAGAATCTAGGGAACTTCGTTACATCTTTTTCTTTATTCGTTGGATAAACAGAAACTACCGCTCTTCCAGCCTTCATTTCGTCATCTAAGAAATTACGAACAGGCCAACCAGGAAATATATTTACATCAACGCCCGCAACTGACGGCTGACTGGTCCCATTTGGATAGACAGCATCAGAAACCATATTACTTAAAACATTCAGAACATCAGATAAGTCAGCCATATTCTTCCTAAGTAACCATCTGATTAACTCGCATTCTCCATCCAAAATCTGTCTTTTCAGCCAATGCGATCAAGTAGTATTGGCCATCTTGATCTAATGCAATGTCACCACTTTTTATATCTAAGCTATCAATGTGAGGCATTAAAATATTCCAGCCAGATTGCTTCATATCTTCTGGCAATTTCGTAATCGCATTCTTTCCTGAACTGCCCAAAAGATTTGAAGCAGGCATGCCTTGAACAATTATTGTTGAGCCCTGCGGTGTATAGCCAGCATAAGGCTGTCTACCAACTCCCAATGATTGGGTCGGCCGCAACACAGTCAAAAATGCGTTACATTCAACTGCAAGCATTGGCATCTGATATTGCTTTGCAAGAACGAAGAACGTTTGTTCGGCTGAAACCAAGAAATCCATCTCTCTAACATTCAAAATGCCAGAACTTTCTTGTCCATCAGTCAAAAGATACCAAATTGAATTACCAGGCCTATTTGCCCTCATCCAGTCCCATGCAACAGTGAATGCGCATTTAACAATTCCCTGCAAATTTCCAGGGACTATAGGATCGATCGCATTTGTTGCTCGATACAATGAAAAATCTGCACCTAACTTTTTAGCGGCCTTTGCATACCCGAACCTAATCTTTTGGTCGATTCCTGGGCCGTCCATTTAAACCACAATCGAAAATTGAGTTAACATTTTACTAGGGCTATCTACACCAAAAAAATCTATCAGCCTGTCACACCATAATTTATAAAGCTTATACCTATCCGAAACTTCGTTTTTATTGTGATACCAAACTGCCGCACGATCTGTATCCAGATTCTCGCTTGCTGTCGGTATAGCTATTTCTAGCGCCGTCAAATTAGATAAGTACGTGTTGATTACCGTACTTTCTTCATCTGCGGAAAGATTGTTCATTCGGTACTCAAGAATCATGTACCATTTGTAATACCTGTAACCAAAGGATGGCGGAGACGCAGTCACACCATTA